ATCGCCTTGGCGAAGGCAATCACGCCTCCGCCCGCTTCAATGGCCCTGTCGAGGGTTTCTTCAAACATCAAAAATTTGTCCTTTACGGCCGATGCGGCCGGTCTTTGGGTTGCGGAAGTGCGCACGCTTGATGAGCGACTTGCTGGCCGCTAGGCGCGTCTCTGCGCTGCGCGCAGTCGCGTAAGACTTGTCTAATGCGCACTTCAGTTGGGTGATTTCATCCTTGAGATCGGAGATCTCGGACCAAGGCCATACTTTCATTTCGTTTCTCCTTCTTGCGCCGTCTTATGTTGTAACATCCGTTTGCGCAATAGCCTTTTGCAGTTGCTCACGGCAAAATAATTGATGACTTCGGCTGCGGGGCCTCTCCCCGGTGCAGATTGTCTTCGAGGCTCTCGATGATGCCGGACACAAAGCCGCTGGCGAAGCGCAGGGTGCCGATGTCCGCAGGCGCTGCGGTGCGTGCGGCGACGTCTATGCCGTTCTGCATCGTTGTCAGCATCTCAATGACGGCGGCCTTCTCGGCCTCGACTGCGGCGGTTATCTTCTTGCTCATGTTCATTTATCCCGTTTACGTTTAACCATGGTGCCGCTGATGTACTCAATGTCGTGCGCGTACTCGATGGCGGCGATCTGCTGGGCCTCTGTCATGGGGCCGTGCGTCTTGCCTGCCGCCAAGATGGCGGCGCACAAGTCCTTAGAGCCAAGGGTGGCCGCCAGCCTGAAGTCGGTGTCGCCCTTGACCGACACGTATAGCTCCCGCTGCGTCACGCTGTAGGCTCCGCGTCGAGCAGCGCCTCAACGAACTCCTCGACTGTCGGCTGGCCGTGCCACTCTTCGAAGTCGTCGGCGCACTCGCCGCGATAGTCGTTGGAGCGCTCCCACATATACTCTTCGCGGATCAGCTCCAGCTTGGCCTCGTGCTCAAGCGAGAACTCGTCGTCCGTGCGGTAGTGCGCAATGATCTGCGGAAGCAGTGTCGCAACGCGTTCGTCTTTGGTCCAGTTGATCATTTTGTCGTCCTCTTGTTGTTGGTCCGACTTCCCTACAACCAGTTCGTTGCAGGTGTCAACATGTTTATTTAACGCATGCACGATGGTACTATGATCGCGGCCCATCACCCGGCCGATCTCGGTCGTTGAGTAGTTTTTCTCCCGCAGCATCAGGATGCACAGGCGGCGCACAGCCACCAGATGCTTCGTCCGCGACTTGCCGAGGATGTCCTCGACCGTGTAGCCGTGCTCCTGCGCGATGACGTCTATGGCGGCGAGGTTCTTCTCTCTGGGTGTCATCCCCACCAATCCTCTTCCATCTCTTCGCGCTCTTGCGCTGTTATCGGGGGCTTTGTCGCGATCAGGTAGGCGGTGAGCGCAGCCAGCCCGATGATTATAGCGAATAGCGGTGTGTTGTCGGTCATGTTAACCTCGTGATAAACGTGACGCCGTTGATCGTGCGGCACTTGAATGTCTTCCCGTTGCGTATGCCGTACTGGCTGGCGTTGCGGGTGGTGCGTTTAGCCAAGCCGGGCTTGTCGGCTGGCATGGTGGCCACCTCGCCGACCTCCAGCGTGCCCATCGGATAAATCATCGGGCGCGCCATTATTCGCAGTTCCAGACTTGTGTTGAGGTCATGATGTCGCTCGGCCAGCCGGTGTCCTCGGTGAAGCTGCGCTCCTCGAACAGCAGCATGTTGGTGGGCCTGATCAGCAGGCGGTCGCCCTCGGTTCTCATAAACATAAATTCCTTTGATTGTTCTGGCGCTGCGCTGAACCCGTCGCCGTGCGGGCAGGCGGTGAACAGGCAGGTCGCCCGGTTGTCGGTGCCGTCGTACCGCGCCTCGAGATCCGCCAGATAGTCGTAGCGGATGACATCGAACTCGGTGCCGTAGCAGTCCCAGACCTGTGCATCTTGCAGTGACCACAAAAGCTCTGGCCACGCGTTGAAGGCTATCGCATGCGGTGGCACGTTGCGGTAGACCGCACCGCACTCGAGCATGACGTGACAACCCCAAGCGCGGTTCGGCATCGAGCGTATGGCGAACCAGACGGCAGGCTCGAAGCCCTCGCCGTCCTTGCGTATGAACGCGCTGTCGACGTGGACGTAGAGGTGGTGCGGTAGGTTGCGGCTGGCCATTACGCGTCCCTCACTTCGATCATGGCGTCGGCGGTTACGGTCATGCTGGTTCTCCGTGATGTTTGCCGTCCTCGATGGCATTGGAAAAGAGGATAACCAACGCCTGCGCTTCGGGCATGTGCGGGTTAAGTTTGGCGTTCTTGCGCAGCCACGCCACGGTCGCGGCGCGCTCTTGTTCTGCGCCGTCGCGCATCAGCGCGTCGGCAGCCTCCCAAGACCGTTCGTACCCCTTGATAAGATCGGCGCAGGCGTGCATCCACTCCTGTCGGCTTAGTGCGGTCATGCTCCCACCCTTTCCTGATTGCCGATGTGCAGTGCCTCTTCGAGCAGCTCCTCGCGCAGCGTGTGCAGGGCGTTCAACCGGTCGAAGTGGGTGGTGCGGTCGTCGATGAACCGGTCACGCTCGCAGATGTAGTCGCGGCCGTTCGGCGTGACCTGCTTGAGCGCCTCAATGGCGTCCAGCAGTGCGTCCATCGCGTCGCGGCGGGGCTGGATGAGGTCGGCTGCGCTGCTGCCGCTGATGCTGAGTGTTGGTCGTATCATGTTGGTAATCCCTTAGTTCGTTGTTGGTCTGATCGTCTGTAAACAGTTTGAGGGCTTGGTCAAGCGCCTATTTCAGTCCTCCTTAAAATCCGCGTACTTCATGATTTCTTTGCGGACGCGCTCGATTGAGGCCTTGCGCTTGGCGATTGAAGCGCCGAGGTCGATGTCGCGGAACCTTTCATTGTCCACATCGGCTCTCTGGTATGTGTACAGGGCGAGGACGTGCGTCTCGTAGGCCAGCAGCAGGCTGTTCAGCTCAACGCGGCGCGTGTGCCTCGTTACCTCTGGCGGTGGCGGAAACTTTGATTTCGCGCACCAGATGGCCTCCTTGATTTCACTGAGTGTCTTGCGGCCTATGCCGTGCTGCTTGTGGAGCTGCTTGTCGATCAGCGTCTTCAGGGCGTCGTATAGGGTGCGCACGCCGCCCTTCTTGAGTGCGTTGAGCGTTCGCACGCTCAGATTGACGTCGTCGATGCTGATGTGTTTCAACCGCTCGTCGAGTTCGGTGTTCATCGCCTTCATTCTGGCTTGGACATCTAAGGTCATGTGTCTTGTCTCCTGTTAAACTTGTGCGCCGTTGACGAACGTCTCGACGAGAGGCTCCTCAGTCCAGCGGCGGTCGATGGTGCGGTAGGCGCAGCTCTCGTGCTCGCTCAGGGCGATGGCGGCACCTGCGGCCATCGTGGCGTAAGCGAAGCGGGCGACTAGCTCCCACTTGTGGGTGGCGGTGCATTTGCATTCTAGGTCGATAAGCATGTTGGTGTTCCCTCTGGTTGGTGGGGGACCGAAGTCCCCCGGTTGGTTAGATGTTCTGGGCGGCGACGATCTCGACGTAGGCGTCGATGCGGTCGCCCATGCGCTGCGCCTCGTTCTCGGCGGCCCAGCGCCGTTCGAACAGCGAGCCTTCGAAGCTGTACAGCTCGCCGCCGTGGCGGAACTCGATCAGCGCCTGATAGCCCTTCTTGCCCTTGTGGCAGGGCACGGTGCGGATGCGTGTGGTGTGGGCGGTCATGCCTCGAGCCTCCAGCCGTAGGACTTGATCGGGCCAGACACGCCATAGCGCCTGTCGCGGACCTGACGGGTGAACTGGCTGTAGCGGGCGATGGCGCGAGCGCGGCTCAGACCCTCGTGGACTTCTCGGTCGCCGTTCTCGAAGACAGCGTATGCGGTGTACTTGCTCATGGTATTATCCCTTCTTTGTTGTTGTTGGTGGTTAGGCGAAGCGCTCGGCCATCACGTCGACGAAGTCCCAGTAGCGGTTGTCGAAGATGACGGTGGTGGGGTGGCCGATGCCGTACTTGTCAGATACGACGCGTGCGGTGTGGCGCAGATCGCGAGCGATTGCTTTGGCCTCTGCGAGGGTGGCGACTTCGGCGAGAACGGTGTCGGCGGTGATGGTCATTTTGTGTACCCTTTCTTGTGTTGGTCCGATTATCTATACACGGGTTTGAGGGCATGTAAAGCCCTCATACGTAAAAAATTACATGTGTTACATTTGTTTGCAATTAGGTGGTTTACACCGTCTGGAATGCACCATGCAACCAAAGCGTTTACACCGTGACCTATGACGCACCATGGTGCATGACAGTGCACGGTGCAATACTGCACCATCACGACCAACCCACGGGGTATAGGTAGAACCTACCCGGGGGGTGGTGTGGGTGGTGCACCCAAAATTTCGTGGTGTAGTGCAGATCGAAATGGGTCAGTAAAAAAGTCGAACCTCGAACTGTACCACCGTCTGTCCCACCACCTGATGGCGTGGTGCACGTAACATATTGCGTCCAACCTCGGATGATGATATTCCTAAAGCACTAGGGGAATAGAAATGGCTGACAAAATGTACAGGGGCAAGCCCCCTCGGACTGAGGGCTGGGAGCAGATCGCTCAGATAGAGGATGACGTGCGCTGGTTTGTGTTCGTGAAAGATAGTCCCGACAGCGAGTGGATGACGGTGAAGCTCGTGGCTGACGGTCGTGTCCCTTGCAAGGCGAACTATTGGCTCGGCTGGAACGGCAAGCGTTTCTCTCAGCAGCAGGATACCTTCGCGATCATGCAGCGCCGACCTGAGCTGCTTAAGGTTGTTCAGCGGTTGGTCGAAGGGTATGAATTGCTGTAGCCCCTTGCGCTGCGTGTCGGCTGGTGTTATTTGGGCGTCGTGACTGGTAGCACTGTGTAAACGAACGGAGCATGCAGACGATGCCGTACCCGGCGAAGAAGAACGATAAGTTGGTGGCGGAGGTGCTTGAGCGCCTGTCGCTCGGCGAGACGTTGACGTCGATCAGCCGCGACTTGAAATTCAGTACAGTCGCTTGGCAGCAGTGGGTCCGTGAAGACGAAGCTTTGTCGCACGCACACGCGGAGGCCAGAGCCGTTGGCGGTGACGCCGTGGCCGACCACGTGCTCGAGATCGTCGACACGCCGCCAGAGCGGCACGACGGCAAGATCGACAACGGGTCGATAAGCTGGGCGCGCAACCGCGCAGAGTATCGCCTGAAGCTGCTCGGCTTCTGGCGTCCAGACAAGTACGGCACGAAGACCACCACCGAGATCACCGGCAAGGACGGCAAAGAGATCAACATCATCGACGCACAGGAACTGGCGCTGCGCCTCGGCGAACGCCTTCGCTCATCGAAGCGTGACGCCGAATGAAACTTGCCTTGATTGTCAACCCGTGGCGTCGCATCCGCGAACTTGAGACCGCAGCCAAGCACCACGAGACCGAGAAGTACGCGCTCAACCACGCGCTGCATCTGGCCAACGAGCGTTACGACAAAATCCGCGCAGCCAACGCCGAGCTGCGCGAAACCCTGACGCTCTACCGCAATGCTTGACGCCCCCGACCCTGCGGTCGTCACGACACTGCCGCCCGAGCTGCGGGTCTATGTCGACTGGCAGGAGCGCTGGTCACGCACGGCGCGGCCGAACCAGATCCCGCAGGAAGACTTCAGCGAGTACGGCTTCATGGCCGGGCGCGGCTTCGGCAAGACACGCATCGGTGCCGAGTGGCTCGGCGCAAGGGCGGCCGAGGTGCCGAACACATATTGCGCCGTGATCGCGCCGACCTACGCCGACGTCAAGCACACGTGCTTCGAAGGCGAGAGTGGCCTGCTCAACGTCATACCCGAAGCACTCATCAAGCGATACAACAGCTCCGACCTCGTGCTCGAAATGAAGAGCGGCACGATGCTGCGCGGCTTCACGTCCGAGAAGCCAGCGCGTCTGCGCGGCCCGCAGCACGAGTTCATCTGGTGCGACGAGCTTGCCGCGTGGCAGAACGCCGAAGAGACATGGGACATGGCCATGATGGGCCTGCGTCTAGGCAAGGCACCGCAGGTGGTCTGGACGACGACGCCGCGCCCAGTCGAGCTGGTGCGCAAGCTGATCGTGCCGAAGGCTGGCCGCGTCATCATCTCCGGCGCGACGTTCGACAACAAGGATAACCTGCCCGACCGGTTCTTCGAGCAGCTCGAGCAGTACGAGGGCACGACCATCGGCCGACAGGAACTGTACGGCGAGCTGATCGACCCGAGCGAGAACGGCGTCATCAAGAAGAGCTGGATGAAGCTGTGGCCCGCGAAGAAGCCGCTGCCCGCCTTCGACTGGATCATCATGTCACTCGACACCGCGTACACCGAGGCGACCCGCGACCGGAAGAGCGGCGACGCCGACTACACGGCGTGCAGCGTCTGGGGTGTGTTCCAACACGACAGCAAGGGCTACGCCCTGCTGCTCGACTGCTGGCAAGAGCAGCTCGGCATGCCCGACCTGATCAAGCGCGTGAAGAAGGAAATGAACACGGCGTACGGCGACGACCAAGACGTCGCGTTGATCAAGCCCATGTTCGGCAGCACGAAGCCGCTGACATCTGGGCGCAAGCCAGACATCCTACTGATCGAGGACAAGGGGAGCGGCATCAGCTTGAGACAGATGCTCGAACGCGAGGGGATACTGGCGCACGCCTACAACCCCGGTCGAGCAGACAAGCTGGCGCGCCTGCACGTGGTCAGTCCCGTGTTCGCACGGCGCAGGGTGTTCCTGCCGGAGAGCGACAAGTTCCCCGGCAAGCCGCGCGTCTGGGCCGACCCGCTGGTGGCGCAGCTTTGCAGCTTCACCGGCAAGGGCAGCATCAAGCACGACGACTTCGTGGACAGCACGACGCAGGCCATGCGCCTGATGATGGACAAGGGGCTGCTCGGCTCGTTGGTCGACAAGCGGCAAGAGATGGACAAACCACCGCCGAAGGTGATACAGAACCCGTACGGGCAATAAGGATTAGGCAATGATCGAAGACGAAGA